CAGACCGTTTGCGATCAACTCTGTTTACCGTATGTTGCGCGTCGAGAAGTACATAGGCGTCGTCCGATACGGAGACGAGATATTCGCCGACACCCTCCCCCCGATCATCGACTACGAGACGTTCGCTGCGGTGCAGGCTATCGTAGAATCAAACAAACGGGCGCCCTCGCGCCGTAAAGCCTACGGACGGTTTCTCCTATCTGGAAAGCTCTATTGTGGAGAGTGCGGCTCTCTGATGACGGGAGACAGCGGCACAAGCAAGACGGGCGCCATTCATCATTATTATAAATGCTTTGGCAAGAAGAAACACAACGGCTGCACGCTACCGAGCGTCCAAAAGGACGAGATCGAGGACGTCGTGTTTGACGTCTGCTGCCGTGTTCTGGATTCAGGCTTTATTCCTGCTATCGTGGACGAGGCATACAAGCAGCAGCTCGCCGATCTGGACGCAAATATCGTCCTTATCAATTTAGAGGGACAGCTCAAAGAAAAAGAAAAAGCCCTCGGCAATATAATGAGGGCGATCGAGCAAGGCGTATTCACTACCTCCACAAAAACGAGGCTCGAAGAATTGGAGAGGGATATTGAGCTCATAAAGAGTAAGATCGAGACCGAGCGGATCAAGCAGCAGTCTGTCGCAACGAAAGACGACTATACCGAGTTTCTCCACCAGTTTATCGCAAAGCAGGTCCGCAATGACGATTTCAAAGAGTCCATTTTTCAGCTCTTGGTGCGTCAAGTCGTCCTGTTCCGAGACAAGGTCCGTATAACGTTCAATTTCACGCCAGACGGCGGAAAACGCGGCTCTGACGACGATATAGAGGCAGATATAGAGCTCAAAGAGGCTCAGGAGCAATATGACAGTAGCGGAGAGAGTTCAGATTTATCCCCGAGCGCTCCGCCATTCGGTAATAATCCGAACTCTGTATTTGTCCGTAAAGACTATTTCGGGGTTTGGTGCCGTTACCAAAAGAAAAAAGGACGTTGAGCGTTTCAGCGTCCTTTTTTTGTTGGGTTTATTCCTGCGCGGCAGCGGCTGCCTGATCTTCGACAACCTGTTCCGTCGCGGCAGCGGCAGGCGCCTCCTCTTTCAGAGGATTTGTCTCCGCGTACTCGATGAGCTGCCTGAGCAGGTCTTTCTGGTCGTTGATATAATCAACGGTATCGACCGCTATATTGATATAGCCCATACGGTAGCCCATAACGCCGTTGAGGATAACTGGCATAAGTTTCAGCAGGCAAGCTGCGAACGTCGCCCACGTCGGCGTCTTGATGACGTCCAGAACGATGACGCCCGTGAGTACGGAGGTAATGAGCGTCCTGATAAACTTTGTCACGTAGTAAACCGTGCGCTTTGTCTCAGGTTTCGTCCCGAGTGGGTGTCTGCCGCCGATTCCTCTGCCGCGCTTGAAAATCATTTCGGGCGTCAGGGTGACGGGCTTTGCCTTGTTCGCTTTCAGGATCGCCGCGATCATAGACTTCGAGAGCGCCTCGTCCTGCTCTAATAGCTTTTTGTCTTTTCCGCAATAGGAGGAGACGTACTTTTCGTAGTCTATACCAACCTCGGTGAGAATGTTTGTCCTCGTCTCTCGGAGCTCCCTATCAATATAATAACGGCAAAACTCTGTGATCCTCGCCTGATACTTTCTATCAACCACGCTCTTTTTGAGGTCGTCATACTCCTTTTTGCAGGTCGTGTATATTTCGCTGCTCCTGCCTGCTTTGATACCGCTGTCGGCGCAGTTTACATACATTGAGTACGAACAAAAGAACAGGACGAAGAACGTCAGCCCGAGCTGCGCCCAGAACTCAAAAGAGGTGATCTTGATTTCCGTCGTAAATACAACGATGACGACGAAGATGAGGAAGAATCCGACGAAAATGCCCGTGTTGTTGAGTATAGTCCTCGTGAGTCTCCTCTTTGTTGCGTCTGCTTTTTCGATGACCTTGCCGACGTCGCGGTTAGGTCTATCATAATCTTTGTTTATTTGTTGCATACATTATACCTCGCTTTCTGCGTTTTCCTTTGGCTCTTTTGCCGCCGCCGATTCCACCGCCTTATCTGGCTTTACCTCGACGGCTGCGCCTGCCTTATAGACCACGGCGCCGACGGCGTTTGCTATCGCGCCGACGACACAGATGAGGACCATTTGATCTATAATGTTGCGGAGGGCAATGAATACCACAGCTGCAACGGTGAACATAACAGGCACCGACGGCGTTTTTAGCCATTCCTTGATCTGCTTGAAAAGCGGAATACAGGACAGAATCGCAAACACGAGGAACAGTCCCGAGACCGTGGCGGCGGAGCTTTTCTCTACCCAGAGGGGAAACTGAGAGCAGGTCGCGCCGAGCGGTCCGAGCACGTCAATGCCGATAGCGGCTGCCTTGACGATCTTTCCCTTTGTCGCGTTTTTCATTGCTTATTCCTCCTCGCCGTCTCCTTTTGGTTGTTCTCCCTCATTCGTGCTGCCGCCGACTGCCGCCGCAAGCAAGCTCGCTCCGAGCTCTTTCAGAGCAGGCGCGTCAGCGAGCGCCTTTTGCACGTTGGCGTATTTCAGGTTGACGAGGTCCTTGATCCCCTGCGGCAGGTTTTTGCTGTTCGCATAGACGCAGGTGAGTATATCCAGAATCCCGTTGTTTTGCGTCACGACGGCGCCGAGGTTTTCAAGTATGGCGTCCTCGTTTGCCGTATGTCTTTTGAGCTCAGCCTCGGTGTCATTGTAGGCTTTGATGAGCTCGTTGTTGACGTCCACTATATCGGACTGAGTATTCGCAGAAAAATCGACCTTTTTCGTGATATTGAGCAAGCCCTTTTTCCGCGCCTTATTGATGACGACAATAACGATGAGGACAACGGCGTCGCCGATCGTGGTTGCGAGCGAGACGTAATTCCGTTTAATCCAGTCCTCAACCCTGCCGAGGAAAGTGTAATTTTCCTCCTCGGATTCGACGATCTGCACGAGGTTACTGCCCTGAATGTAGAACGTGCCGAGCTCCTCGCCGAGCGCTTTCAATACAATTTTACCGCCGATATATGTATAGGTCCCTTTGTATTCGACCGTCTCGCCTCCCTTTACGGCTTGCAGTGTATAATCGGTCTCGTTGGTAAACACGACCGAGTATTCCGCATAGTCGTCCGAGAACGTGTACGCGCTGCCGATGACGAGAGGCGTTTCCTCCCCCTCTGCATACGCGACGTTTGCAGGCGCAAAGCCACACAGGACGGTGCCGAGACAGATCACGGCGACCACGCACAAGAAAGCGACAATAATTCTCTTTTTCATTTTCTATACCTCCGTTAGATAATGTCGTAGCCCTCAATGAGCTTGTTGAGTTTGATTTCAAGCTCAGAGCATTTGTCGTTTGCTTTTTTGAGTTCGTCTTTCATCGTCTGCATTTCGGTCAGGACCTCGCCCAGAGCTCGGGCAAGGTCTTCATCGTTTGGCGTCACGAAGACGGCTCCCTCGATGAGCTCCGCCTTGATCTCGGTACACACATACACGGGAGAGGTCGTCTTTCCGTCCATAACCGTGACGGAGACGCCGATTTCACCGCGCAAGAACGTCTCGGGAACGCTGCAAGTGTTGTCCTCCAAAGTGCGGTACAGCGCGTTTCCTGTTTTCTTGTTCTCAAATATTGCCACCGCGTCCTCGGGAGCGTCGGAGAACGTCACGAGCAGCTCACCCTGAACGATCTCCGCTCCGCGCGTCAACAATATGCCTTTCTTAAAGTCTTTCAAAATCTTGTATTCCATTTTCATACCTGCTCCTTTACGCGATCGTCTCGCCGAGTACGGTTTTTACGCCTTTGAGCTTAATGTCGCCCTCCGCGTCGTTTCGCGTCACGATGATCCTGATGATAACTTTCCAATAGGTAACGCCAGACTGCTTTGCTCCGTTCGTGAAAACGTGGTTGACGCCTGCACGCACCGCCGTCGTCATATCGTCCCAGACGGGCTGAGTGTCGTTGCCGTTGTTACATACGAGCACCTGCAAGCCAGAAACGAACGGCTTTTCGAGATCGAGCTCTACGTTGATAGACTTCGGCTGCACCGAGGTATTGCCCGTAGGACAATACTCTACCTCCAAAACGCCGCCCGACTTCGTAAAGTGCTTGGTCTGAGTGACCGTCGCCGACTCGTCCGAGACCTCGATCTTGATATAGTTATCTCCTGCGGAGAGGGCGCCCCATTGTGCCGACGTAAAGCTGAAAGTGTTTGTCTGTCCTGCCGTCGCCGTGTATGTACGCAGCAGCGTCGTGTTGACGTATTCCTTGACCGTTATCGTCTGATCGTCGCCGTCATAGATGATATAGTCATAGGTAAAGCGCGTCGGTTTATATCCCATATTCGTCTCGTCGCCCGAGATGAACGGAGGGAAATTATCCTGCACGACGTACACGGTGGAGGTCGTATATTCCGACTCGGTATTCCCGACGGAATCGACAGCCTTTACTCTGTACTGCAAACTTTGATACGAGGACGTTATCGTCTCGGTGTAGCTCCGCAGCGCTCCGCTGTAAACCTGAGCGAACTCTCCGTTGTTTACCGCACGCTCCAAAACGTAGGTGTCAGCTCCGCTGACCTCGCCCCACGTGACCTCTGTCGAGCCGCCCGTTAGCCCTCCCGTTTCATACGTCGGGCTGCAATAGATCGGATTCGCTACCGCGAGCGTCGGGGACGCGAGACCAGACGCGCCGAGATTGAGTGTATAGCACCCGTCCGAATCCGTGCTGTCCGATACTGAGATGTCAGATGACAAATTACAAAGCGGACGGACGCCGCCGTTACCGTTGTACGCACCGCTGAGGATCAGACTGCCGTCCGAGTTGACATAGCGAACGTCGCGCGAGTACGACGAGTGGGGAGTTCTCAGCCACCAATAATACGCCGTGCCTGCCGCGACAGCGGACGCGCCCTTAGCTGTCTTATCATCGGAGGCATACTGCGACGTATAGGCGATACGGCTTGCGTTCGTGTTTGCGCTGAAAATTGAGAGGACGCTGCCCTCCGAGATATTGTTTTCTTGCGTCCCGAAAACTTCCATTTTGGAGGCGAGGAACATTTTTCTCGTGATAGACTCATAGCTGCCGCCGTCTGTCACGGTGTTCAACGCCACTTTGAGCGTTGTGTCCATAAGAGCGGAGACAAACGCGGCGTCGAATCCGTTGAGAAAACCTGCGTCTTCCGAGTACGGGCATTGTGAAACATAGTCAGCGCTCGGTGCTTGGTCCGCCGCGTGTTGCGCCGAATACCATTGTCCTGCCGCTGCGGACGAGTTCAGCCACTGGTCGATATTCGATACCGAATATTTGTTGTTGCCGTAGCTTTTGCGGTCGTTGTTCGAGTTGTTGGGCTCTTTCGCGTCAAAAGCACGGTGGAGAATGATCTTTTCCGTGATGAGCGTCGTCGAGTTCGACGGATAGCCCGAATGGTCTTTGTCAGCTTTGAGGAATATGATATTCCCCATTAAGCTGTGCGGTACTTTAATCTTTGCGCCCACCGCAAGGCTGCCGAGTGTTGCCATTGTCTTGTTTATCCTCCTTTTTGAATAGCTCGTTATAGTACGTCTCGATCTCTTGTAATAGGTGATAGCAGTTGCCTCGCTTGATATGCCCGATCGTGCTCTGATGAGACAGCTCTATCCGTTCCATAGGCAGCCGCCCCTCGTCGAGCAGCTTTTTCATTTTCCGATACTTTCGGCGTATCTTGTGTTTCTTGTCTCCTCGGAGCTTTCTGATGACCTTTCCCGTATCGGTCAGGTACGAGTGAAAGCCGAGGAAATCAATGCCGTTTCGCAGCGGAAATATATTCGTCTTTTCGTTGAGTTCGAGCCCGAGCTCTCCGACGTAGCGCTTGATCTCCGCGAGGCACTTTTGCAGGACGCTTTTATCCTTGTGAATGATATAAAAGTCGTCCATATACCGCCCGTACATTTTAATACCGAGCTTTTCCTTGATATAGTGGTCCATACCGCTGAGATAGAGGAGCGCAAAGAGCTGCGAGCTCTGATTCCCTATCGGTATTCCCACGCCGCCCTCGGTGCTGTCGATAATCATATCGCACAGCCAGAGCGTATCGGGGCAGGAGATATGTTTGCGGAGCATTTTCTTCAATATGGCGTGGTCGATATTGTAAAAATACTTTCGCACGTCACATTTGAGCACCCAACCGTCGGCGCTGCCGTTCAGCCTGTAATACCGCTCCATAAAATATTTGAGGCGGTCCAGACCGAAGTCGGTGCCCTTGCCGACCTGCGAGGCATAGTTGTCGAGGATAAACGTCTTTGTCAAGATCGGCTCTAACACGTTATCGCATAGCGAGTGTTGCACCACCTTATCCTTATAGCTATTGCTCATCACAAGCCGCTCCTTTGGCTCGTACACCTTGAAAACGTTGTACGGCGCGAGCGTGTAGGTCCTCGTTTTCAGCTGCTTTTGCAGCAGCAGAATCGCCTCAATGAGGTTGATCTCAAACTTGATAGCCGCGTCTTTCCAACGTTTGCCACGGCGAGCCTTTTTGTAGGCGCCGTAGAGGTTGTCGAAGTCGTAAACTTTTTCATATTCCTGCATAATTTCAGTTTCCATACCGCGTATAGCTTTTGCCTTTCTTCCACGAAATGCCGTTGCGTCGATATTCTTGTGTTTATCCTTTCGGAAAGGATATGCTCTCCTTTGTTGGTGGAGTTCTGCTTTCGCCCCGTTTGGGCTACTCGGTCTGACTATTTAACCACCAAAGCGGACGGACGCCGTTGTTACCGTTGTACGCATTGTTGTTGTTCAGACTGCCGTCCGAGTTGACATTGCGAACGTTGTGCGAGTTCGACGAGTTGGGAGGTGCAGAGCATACCCTAAGAGCGGTTTCAGGTCTGGCGTTTCGGCGCGTTGTTCCGCCTGTCGCTGTTGCGCCACGCGGCAGCCATTCGCTTGACTTCCACCACAAGCCCACCCCAGAACGCGACCGATTTGCTTTGCAGCTCGATCGCTTTCAGGTCGTGAGCTAACTCTATCAACGAATTGAGCGTCTTGCACGACACGATCGCGTTGCGTTGGCACTCCTCTCGGATTCGCCGCTGCTCCGCGTCCGTCACGTCGCACTCGTTCGCCCTCACGAGGCTCTCGTATATGTCAATAGATAGATTCTCTATCCTCGCGCATATCGAAAACCTGTATTTCTTCGGGAAACGATCTGTATTTGCCGTCATCGCAAAGCTGTGTTTCATAAGGTCCTTTGCCTTGACGATGACGCCCATTTCTTGGGGTTTTCTCTCGTTGACGTTTAACAATATAGATACCCCCCTGCGAGGTTGCTCTGACCGCTCAGCAGCGAGCAGTCGGAAAGCGACGTAAACTCTTTGATATACGACGTACCGCCGAGAGTATCGTGCACTTTACTGATTTTCGTCACCGCCGCGCTGTTGGCAATTCCCTCCTCGACTATTGCCCTGAGGGACGCAAGCAGCTCGATCGGATTCGATACGTTTTTCAGTTTCAGATCGTCCATTGTTGACCTCCTTGTTTGTTTTCTTTTCTCTGTACTTGTCCCACGCCTTTCTTAGGGTGACGGCAAGAGCTATTTGCAAAGGTATTGCAGGCGTAATCGGCAGAGCCCAAAACGCACAAATGCTGCTAAATATCGTCCAGTACCACGGGTTGACGAGCGCCGCCATTATCCCGAGCACTATACACGGGGACCAGAATATAGCCTCCGATATAAGGACGAAGACGAACATTTCTTTGTTGAGAACGTTCTTTCGCAGCCACGCCCACGCCTTTCTGAGCTTTGCTTTTATCCCCATTCATTGCTATCTCCTTAGTAATATTGCTCGATCTTAGTGATCGTATATTTTCCGCTCACATAAGAGGTGCTCGTTCTTGTTAGCGATCCATACGCGCTGATCTTTATGCCTGCCGAGGAATCAAGATAAGCCTCTATGGTAACCTTACGCACGCCTGCACTATCGCTCGTGGAAGACGACCCCACAACGGCAGCGCTCGATCCGAGTTCCACTTCACTGAATGACGGCGTCCCGTAGTTGCCGTTAGTTGTGTTATTCTCATACCACAGAGCGGAGCCAGAAATCCTTGTAGGTGAGGTGTAGTTGACGAGACCGTTTGTAATGGTGGCGAAGTTGTTGTGAGACGTAATGCCAGAAAGCGATCCAGAATAAACGGTATGCCACGACATAGCGGTTGCCGAGCTTGTGATCGAAACGTTGCCGCTTACGGACGAGCCAGAGGTAAACCCTGAGTACGTCGGATTCTTATATCCGCTCGTTGCCGTACACGATACAGAAAGGACGTCCCCGTGATATATCGTTGATCCGCTCGACAGAGCGCCAGTTGCCGCCCCTTTCAGAGGAGACGACGTTCTGCTCACGCTGAGCGTGGTGCCTGTTCCCTGCGAGAGGGTGAGGGTGTAGCTCTTTACCGTTGCGCTGCTCGAAATAGTCACGTTGCCCGTAACAGAGCCGCCGCTCGTAAAGCCCGAGGTCGTTGCCGACTGATACCCAGTATTTGCGCTCACGGAGACGCTCAGCACGTCGCCGTAGTAGATAGCCGCCCCGTTGGATAGAGCCCCCGTAGCTGCGTGCTCATTCGGAGACGACGTTCTGCTCACGCTGAGCGTGGTGCCTGTTCCCTGCGAGAGGGTGAGGGCAAACTTTTTGCCCCAGACGGCGTACCCGTTATATTTCAGGACGTTCAATTCGGCACCGCTCACGCCGTGATCTGAGTCGTTGACGACTATTTTGTCAGGTCTGTGCCCGTTAAAAGTAAACGCCATATCAACCTCACGAAATGGTGATCGTCAGAGTCGTGTTGTTGTCCGACAGCACGAACGCAGTCTTGTCAACTTTGTCGCTGTGTGTATGACTCGACGCAGCGACGCCAGAAAGCTTTGAATACGCGATAGCTGCGTCGTTTGCGACGTCGCTGTTTGATATGGAGCCCTTAAAAGCAAGCCCCCCGAGCGCCGCAAACCATTGTTTGATCTTCGCAAAGATATTTTTTACAGAGTCCCCAGAGGAGATATTCGAGCGCGTGCCCGTTGCGTCGGAGAACGTCACGACCGTGTCCTTAATATCACCACCAGATGAGGTGACCTTTGCGTCGAGAGCGGTCTTGACGCCGCCAGACTTGACGGGGTTGCTGCTGCTCGCCGTCGGAGCGTCGTCAAAGGTCAGGGTGTTTTGTTTGTTGCTGAGCTTGGTGTCCATTTCGGACTCGGTATAATACCTGTCATCGTGCGTATGAGATGACGCAGCGACGCCGCTCAGCTTGGAGTATTCGATCGCAGCGGAGGAATCGACGTCCGCGTTTGCGATCTTGCTCTTGAACGCGAGGCTGCCGAGACGGGAAAACCAGTTTTTGATCTTCCCCATAATGGATTTGAGCGTGCTGCCGCTCGAAATGTTTTCTGCCGTTCCCGTCACGTCGGTAAAGGTAACGACCGTATCTCCGACCTCTCCACCGCTCGCCGCCACTTTCGCAGCCAGAGCCGCCGCCAGACCGTTGACTTGTTCCATTTCAACCGTCACGATATTCGTCGTGTTGGTGGTGTAATACGCCTTACCTACACGGACGATGAGCTTGCCCTCAAACTTCTCGTCGGTGTAGCAGATGACGGTGCCTGTCGCGGAGACGACAAACTGGTTGCAGGGCGCGAAATTGCCCTCCTCGGTCTTTCTCCTGAGGTCAACGTAAAGGGACATATCCGAGCCCATACCGTGCGTAATCGCAGGGACGGAAATGTAGTACAGACCGTCCTCGTCCGCGTTCTCGCTCCACGACGTCGGGAGCACGTTGAGAACGTAGCTCGGAATATCGGTGATCGCAGGGGACATATAGATACTCGCCAGATACCACCCGTCGAGCTCGCTGCCGATGACTTCGGACGACCAGTAATGATACGTATAGATTTTGCCTGCGTCAGGCATTTGGTTGTCCCAGACCTGCACGGAGTCGGTGTTGTCGGGGTTTTGTCTGCCCGTAGCCTCGGTCACTTTGGCATTGAGCGCCGCGATGAGCGAGCTGTCGAGCGTTTCAGGCGTAGCCCAAAGCACAACGCCGCGAATGATACGCGGCTTGACGCCGAGCTGCAAACTGTCAATATCCTCGTTGAGGGACTTGATCGCAAGCGCGATATTCTGCGCGATAGGTGTCACGTTCGACATATTGCCGATATTGCCCTCAATAGACGTCGCGCGTCCCTCTAAGGCTGTGAGCCTGCCGTCGGACGTGTTTTTGTCCGAGGCATACGTCGTTTTATCAACCTTGCCGCTGAGCAGGTTGTCGGTCTGCGTCTTGGTATAGCGGTCGTTGATCTTTTCGAGCAAGCCGCTGCCGACGTCGCCCTGTAACGCGTCGGCAATGAGGTCCGCACACTCTTTGAGCGTCTTCGCGGTCGCCGTGCTCTTGTTGGACGTTTCAAGCCCGTACATTTGGAACGTGATCTTTGCCGCGAGCGTTCCGTTGGCAATATCCGCTATGACGTCGCTGAGCTTTTTGTCCGAGCCGTTATATGCGTCTGCTACGCCGACCTCCGCCGCGCCTGCGTTGGACTTGATGAGCGTCTTGTAGTTATTGAACGCCTCCGTCAATTCCGCGATGAGGCGAGCTTTCTCGCTGATAATCGCTTGCAGCGACGCGAGTTTGGTCGTATCTCCGACGTCGGACGCCTGATGATAGGCGAGCAGGATCGTCGCAAAGCTGCCGTTCAGAAAAGACGCCGTCAGGTCTCCGAGAGAGGCAATGCTCACGCCCAAATTGTCTATGCCGATATACGCCTGTCCCTCCTCGCTGAGTGCCGTCTGTATGGTGTTGATCTTGTCCGCCATAAGCCTGCCGAGCTTGTCAAACCATAGTTTGAGCTGAGTCGGCGAGAGACCGCCGACGCCATAACTGGCGGCGACGTTTGGCTTGTCTGCAAGAGCGACGACGCCCTTTGCGGCGAGCTCCGCGTTCGATATGTTTACAAATTGTTTCTTTGCCATATTGCCTCCTATTCTTTAAGTCTCCCGACCACTTGATAGCGGTACGAGACGTAGTACAGCGCGAACGGTTTGAGGTATTCGTCCGAGTATATGTAATACTGTTTCTCTACCCACTGTTTCTCTTTTTCCTTGATAGCAAAGAGCGACTGTTCGCTCGTGCTGAACGTGAAGTCTGAAAAGTTCATATCCTCAAACGAGAAAAGACTATTGTTGATCCTCGCCACCTGCTGATACGGCTTTTTGTTGGTGCGGACCTTGATCTTTGCCGCAGAGTTGCGGAAAGACTTTGTCTTGATGACGGTTGACCGTTTGACCGTGTTTTTCGTCAGGTGCGGTATGCCGCAGCAGTCCATTTTCGTGGCAGCGCCGCAGTAGATCGTCCTTTCGTCAAAGGAATAGTATTGAGTCGGGATTTCGCCGTCCGATCCCCTCTTGTCAAAATTGAAAGAGCAGACGACGCCGTTTTCGGTCCCGAAAAATATATTGTCTGCCATATTTTTGAGCATTGTTGCCTTTTTGAACACACCGCCCGTATAGTTGCCTTTCCCCTCGCAGAGATACGCCTCATAGTGCGTGATCTCGCCAGAAATAATATCCACGACGGGGTGTATGGTGTAATAGACGCCTACGACAAACGTTTCGTCATTGATGACGACGTTGACGCCCTCGTCCAGAATGTCGATCTCCGCCTCGCCTGCATAATCGGGCTCGTTCGCCACCGTTCCTCTGAGGTCTTTCGTCTCGTTGGTATCGGCGTAGAAAACGGCGCTCGCAAGCTGCAACGGAATCTCGATAATATCCCTCTCGTTTTGCGAGCACGTGCAATGCGTCGCACTCTTGCCGCAATGACGGCACCAATGGACTTTGGCGCCTTGCAGCTCCTCGGAAAGATATGAGGCGTAGCTGTACTCGGGATATTGATTCTTGTACACGCCGACGCCCTCAATGTAGTACCATTCGTATTGAGGTACTCCGATCGCGTGCTGATACTTCTGACGGCTGTCTCCCATAAAGATAGCGCCGTCCACGAGGACGAGCAGATAGCCGTTCCACTCCTCCACGATCGCGTGGCTGAGGTCCATATTGACGAGCTTTGCGTCAATGAGACTTGATCTGTGCTCGTTCGCACGCTCATAGCGCACGGAGAGCTGACCGACAGCCTCCACGCCGAGACGGGAGATAAAGATAGGATCGTCGAGGAAGTTGACGCAAGCACCGAGGCAGCCGATACCGCTCAGACCTTGCTGAGAGGGGTATATCTTCGGCTGAATGTCGGAATCCGTCAGCTGCGCCGTATGGAAATACGTCGAGCCGTCCTGCTGCGTGTCGTTTTTTAGGACCATAAGCGTATCGGCAACGGTAATCATACCCGTAATAGGTGCAATACCGACGCCGTCCTGCATATAGTTGAGCACGCCGAAATACGTCGGATCAATAAAGCCCGTCGCATTGTTCATTCCACAATAAAAAATGTGGTTGGGGTAATTTGGGTTTCCAGACAAGAAAACTCGGTTGTCGTAAATAGCCGAAATGGTGCAGTCGGTAATGAGTTTCGAGACGGTGCTTTCCTGCTTAGTGACGCCAGATACGGCAGTAAACGCCTTGCTCGCCGTGATGACGATACCTGCGTAAAACTCAGGATAGTAAATGTCCGCCGCCCCGTTGACGCCTTGTACCTGCACGACGTCCTCAGGCTTTTGCGGCGCCGTGGTGAATGTGATCTTGCCGTTTGCAAGGTCAACGGTATAATCGGTTGTCGCCGTCTTCGTGACGCCGTACACCTCCACCGAGACGATACTGTCGAGCTCGTTCTCGTTGAGATAGAACTCGGTCGTCGTGCCGTCCGCAATAAATGTCGTTTTGAACTTCGGCTGCAAAATGTTGCGCTGCTCGTATTCCTTGCCTATGTCGGCGTTTTCTCCGCTCGGGACGACGTTGATATAAGTCGTCGGAATATAGGCGTTTGTGAGTACGCTCGCAACGGTGGAGCCGTCATAGACGAGATAGTTGAGCCCGTCGATGATATACAGCTTGTTGTTGAAAATGAACGATTCGCTCTTGGCGTCGTTCATACCAGAAAACAGAGCGTCGCCAGATGATAGGACGCCCTCTTTGAAATCGTAGTGCAGCCGCTCTCCTTGCTCGACTTCGTTACTTGCAAACGTCAGCACGTGCGTCGTGCTGTTGTAGCTCACGATGAGCGCCGTGAGATCGGTGCCGTCTTGCTTTCTGAGCGCGACGACCGTATGCACCTTGCTCGGCAACGTCGCCGTATAGACAGCCGTGCCGTTTACCGTGGAAGACGAGGACGGGACCTCGACGGTCTCGGTCGCCACCACGTTGATAGAATCGGGATAGTTGTGCCATAGGTACAGCTTGGTCCCTGCGTGGATCAATACCTTTGTCAAGGTTTGATTCTGCGCGTTTTTATGCTTGTAATAGAAAAGCCCGTGCACGCTGCTCTCATCGGGGAGAACGACGCGGCGGCGGAATCCTGCTATCGTTTCAAGCGCTTGCCCCTGCCCAGATTGATAGTCCCTAAACATATTGACAGCAAAAGCAAGGCGTTGCTCGTGTACCTGAGTGTGGTCGCTCGAAAAGTCAACGCCTCGAAAATCGCCATAATACCTATTGTAGGTCGTCCTTTTTTGCAGGAGATTTTTTTCTGTCTTAAAGTTTGCCATAGGTTTACCAACCGTTCGTATTTCTGTATCTGACAGGGGTATTGTTCACCTTTCGGCGCTCAATATCGGCAGCCCTCTCTCGATAGAGGGCAAGGTAATATTCGGACTTGCTCGGCTCGTCGTCCACCCATACGTAGGCTGCTACGAGGATAGGCAGCAAGCTGCAAAGCTCCTCGTCGAGGTCGATCTCTGTCTCGTCATCACTTGCGGCGCCGTCGTTTTCAAGCGGCGTAGGCATACGCTCGTACAGGACTTTGTACGCGCCTTTCTTGTCATACGGCAAGAGCAGCACGGAATCGCCCTCGGTGCGGTAGGTCTGATTGAGCACTTCGCCCTCGTCGTCCTCTTGGATCGGAGGGCAGCAAAGCGCCAAAAAATCGCTCACAAGCGTCTTTATATCGTATCTGGTGAACGGCTCAAACGCAGGAATATCCGCCGCGCTGCTGCTGCGTAAAAACGCATATAGAGCGACGTTTCTGACGGAATAGATAAACTCGCCCGAGAGTCTCAGGCGTACTCTGCCGTCAATAAACTCAGCGCCGTCCTTGATAAAACCTTTGTATGCGACAAAGGCTCCCGTTGAGCTCATTGCCACGGTCCCGACCACGGACCACTCGCCCGACTCGACAACGTATTTTTCAACGTATGCGACGCCGTTGCCGTCTGCCTCGAAATAGTAGGCTTTCGCGCTTTCCGCCTCAAACGTCAAGTCCTCAATTCGCTCGATCGGAGCGAATGAGGACGACGTAATAAGGTTTGCGAGCGGTCTATGGTTGAGCACGTAACGGCTCACCGCAGGTTTGAGTTTACAAACCTGCAAGAGAGCCCTATTTGCCGCGTAAAAGAATCTGTCGTCCTCCTCCAAAGAGTCCTCAAAGCCGAGCTGAGCCACAGACTTGTATAGCTCAGATACTTTCATAGGATACCCCCAGATTTAGACTTAAAGAGCGGTTGCGCCCGACACCGAAGAACTGGCACCGACGACGAGAGCAATCTGTTTCCACGTGTTGAAACCGACACCGAAACGGCAGTAGCCATTCCAGAAATAATTTCTGGTGTGCTTGTCAACGTCGCTCGTAATGTCGAGAGGCACGCGGTTGTAGAACATATTGCCGAGCAGGTCTTCGTTCGCTGCGGAACTCATCACCATAAACCTGTCGTCGGAGGTCTCCCAACCGTCAAGGACAACGAGAGTCCAGTTGCCGTATTGGGTGTTAATGTCGTTGTTGTTGCTGCCGACGGTGCGCTCGGAGCCCACGACTTTCTTGCAGAGAGCCTCAAAGCTCGGACGGTTGCAAGGAATGATGAGAATGTCGGCAACGTAGCCCATATTCTCGCCGTTTTCGTCCTTGAAGTTGCGGAGCTTGTTTGCCGCCGCGCCGAGCTTAGCCTCCAACTTGGCAGCGTCGCTCACGTCGCCCCAGAAATAGTTGGACTGGGACTTTCCGCTCATCTTTTCGGTGGAATAGGGGTGAGCGTTGTAGAACAGCTGATAGCCGTCTGCGGTGGTGAGGTCAACTTTTGCCTTGTTGAAAGTCATAGAGGTTGCGGTGCCGTTGATGAGAGCCTGAGCGGCGAGCTTGACGCGCGTCTTGTAGTACGCACGGACGAACTTGCGAGGCTTGTTCTTGAAGTCGGCGCCGATACCGAACTTTGCGTCGTCCGCCATTTTCTTGGTAATGGTAAACTCTTTCGCAAACTCGATATGTTCGATCGTCTTCTTGAACGTGGTCTCGACGTTGTCGTTTTCGGCGCCCTGTCCCTCGCCTTTGGCTTGGAAGGTGTCGAAGTCGGATTCGCCGATCACGGTTTCCGCGTAGCGGTTGGACTTCTCAACGTTGAAAAGAACGTCCAAAATGGTCTTGTTCTTTTCGCACTGATTGGACTCGTTTTCGATGAGCGCCTTGATAGGGTGCTCGAACTTGCCGAACATAGGATCATTCTTGCCCGACATTGCGCTGTAAATGATATTGCTCATTTTCTGTTACCTCCTTAAAATCTCACGATGAGTTTATCGCCCGACGCAGCCGCACCGTTCTTGTCGGCGATTTCGGCAACGCCGCTCGTGGTGGTGGCGGTCACGACCAGACCGTCGGTGTGGAGAGTGACTTTGTCTCCGACGTTGAGACTCGTCGGGGTTGCATTGACAGCCACCTCGTAAAGTTGATTGGATTCGACACGACAAACGGGGATCACCCTGTTGCTCGCAGCAGCAGTGAGAGCTGCCATAGCGATATAGGTGGGCTTGGTCGTCGCGCCGCACTTGGTAAGTTTTCCGCTCGAAAGAACGAGAGCCTCACCCATTGCGACAGCCTCGGAGGCGGTTACCTCCAAAAACTCGGGCTCGGGCACGTTCATTCTTGCGTTCTGAATCTTGATAAGTTTGAACATAGCTTTTTACTCCTTTTTATTTTGTTTTTTTGTAGAGAGCTAAGATTTCCTTGTCCGACTTGTTGGGAAACAGGTCTCGCCACTGTGACAGCTCTCCTTTTGTCATCGTGATCGAATTGTCCTTGCTCCCTTTGGGTACTGCGGACTGCAAATGACTTTTGTCGTTTCGCGTTTGCTGCTTTACCGAACGCGCGGCGGATTCCTTGATCTCGTCCGCATTGGCGGCGGCATACGCTTGTCTTGCTGATACGCCGAGGTCACGCAAACGTCCGAACTCCGCGAGATTCTTGATCTCGTAAATGCTCTTGACGTCTTTGAGCTCAGGGTAGTGCTGTTTCAGCTCGGCGAGATCGGCGGCTGCCTTTCTCTCAAACTCCTGTCTCTGCAAAAGGCGCTGCGCCTCGTCTGCGGCGGCTGCGTCTCTCTTTGCTTTGCGGTAGTCTTCGACGGGTACACCGTCAGCCTCTGCTGCGACAGTTTCGAGCCCTGCCATAACGTCGTCCGTATCTTTTGCACCGAGCGAGGTGAGGGTTTTCTTTGTCTGCGCGACGAGCTCCTCGTACTTACGTTTGTACTCGTCATCGACCGCAGGCTTTTTCTCTCCGTTGTCGGCGGCAGGCTGTACGTCAACGTCCGACTCATCTTGCTCGTCAGAGCCCTCGTTCTCGTCGGAGCCCTCGTCGTCCGTTTCGTCCTGCTCTATGTCGGCGATCTCATCTGCACTCGCAACGTCCTCGTCGATAACGTCGGGTATGATGATATTGCCGTCCTCGTCATAATCAAACTCGTCGTCTTTGTCTCCCGTAGGATCGGCGTTTTCTTCACCGTCCTCGACTTCGTCCACGGGTTGATTTTCTCTTTCATCTTCCATAATCGTTTATACCTCCTTGATAGTTTTGCGAGAGCGACGCGGCTTATTTCTTCTTGCCGTTTCTGAGGTCGCTACCCTTTACAACAGTAGATTTCGGTTGATCGGTCTGAGGCTTGGGAGCCTTGATGATACCGCCCTTGTTCGTTGCGAATCCGTTGCTCTTAGTGGGTTTCATACTCTCTGTTCCTCCTTGTTCGATTTTTTTGAGAAAAAGCCCCGTCCACTTTGTGGATAGGGCTCTCATCTCGGGGATTTTGGCACAATAAATAATTATTCAGTTTTCACTTGCCACAGCTTTCCGCACTTTCTGCATTTGAACGTCAAGCACGAAATTACGCTCCCTTTGGGTATGCCGACTCTCGGGACTTTCTCGTGACAGTGAGGGCAAACGATTTTAGTGACATCAGATTCCACAGTTGGAACTATTTTAAGCATAGTCCTTGCCTCCTGTTGATTATCTTACCATAGATTAAAGTCTATTTAGTCACCATTTATCGCCCATATAACGCCACAGAGCGGCGTTATACCGAGCTCCTGACTATTTTCCCGTTCTTGACCGTAAAACCGCACTCAGACGCGATCTGCGCTTTCTGCGCCGCCGTTGCTTTCAGTCCGAGAATGTATTTCAGCAGCACGGTCCGCGCCCGTTTCTTCGTGTAGCCCTTAAAGTCTCCGTCCATTATGGTGTAGCCTCGATAGTACAGGATCAAGAGGCGCTCTCCGTCGGTGAGGTTTTGTTTTAGCAGGTACGCGATCGTCTTCTTTTTCTTGGAGCCGTTGATGACGTTCCCTTTCTTGTCAACGTCCGAGGTGATCTCCGATAGCTCCGAGAAAGCGATAGCAAGCTTGTCGAGAGCGATATATTGGGAGAGGTCTCCGAGCGTATTGTTTGCGTCCGTCCCGAGCAGATCGGAGACGGCTTGATAGTAATACGCGTCATATACGCTCTTGATCGCCTTTGCCTGTCTGTCCTCCGCGAGTTTTGCAAAGCGAGGACTTGCGACCATTTTCTCTATGTAGCCGTTTGCCTGACTGCATATCGAAACGAAACGCTTGCGCTGCTGCTCCGTCATCGGCACCGTCTCGCCGTTGTAGTTGATTGTGTTTCCGACAGTACGCGGCAGCACGGAATACCCTTTGCCGTACAGCTCGGTGAGCTTGCCTCTTGCTGCGTCGTTGAGGTCGCCCGTCCTCTGCTCGTTGAGCAGCATACTCATAATAGTATTGGCGAGCTCGGTATCGCCCTTTTCGAGCGCTTTCTTAATGTCCTTGCTGTACTGCGCGTTGTAGAACATAGAATTGTATTTGTACGCCGCCGACGGATCGAAGTGCTTGACAAGTCCGCTGATCTGGTTGTTTATGTTCCTGAACGGGAGCCCCGTGATCTGACCGATAGCGTACAGAGAGTCTCTGAGAGGCTTGCCGAAATCACTCTTGCTCATATCCTCGCCGCTTGTAGCTTTCGACGCCATTTCAAACAGCTCTTTGCTTGCCGTGAGGACGTTGTTGACGGTCTCATACGCGAAGTTGTTGAACTCGTAGTCGTTCGCAAAGAAATTGTAAATATCGCGGACGATCGGCAGCATACCGATAGTCGTGCTGACGAAATCGTTGAGCAGGTCTTTGACGAAACTGATCTCGTTGCCGTCTTTGTCCTTTCTATCCTTGTCAAACAGCCACTTAAAGAACTGACCGACGAGGACGTAAAACATATTCGCCACAGTGATAGCCGCAATGGTCCTGCCGAGCTTTTTCTTTGCTACCTTGTACCGTTCCGCCACCTCCACCGAGGTATCACCCGAGCGGATCATCTGACGCAACGCCGTGAACTCACCGACGGACTCCACGAGACGGGAAAGTTGTTTGAGCGGCACCGAGGTAAACATAGTAAAACTGCGGACAATGTCGCTGTCGGAGCGCATAAGCTCAGACCTTTCAGAGTTTGAATAGTTGGGCTGCGTGAGGCGCGTTACTTCTTCGAGCAGCACGCCCGCTGCCGTCATATTCTCCACCGTTCCGATCTTGTAGCCTTTTGTCTTTTGGACCTGCACCTGACAAGCATTCCAGAGCTTGCCGATCGTGAGGCGGTCGGTCCATTGAATAGGTTTCGTGAACAGGTCACCGATCTTTCCGACGGTGTCGATGACGCCCTCTGCTTTGACAATGCCCTTTTCGTAGTTTCTTACCTTGGCGAATCCGCAATACTCGTCCATTGCTGCGTAGTTGGTTTTCATCACTGCGCCGCGAGCGAGGCAATCCACGTCGAGCAAAATTGCCGCCGTCGGATATGACGTCACCTGCGAGACGATGACCTTTGCGTTTGCGCCGAGCTGATACTTGGCATACGCGCCTCTGAGCTTTTCGATGAACGACGAGCTCGTCGTCTTTCCCTGAATGTCGGAGAACAGCTTGCGGAGATAATTTTCCGCGCCGCCCCAGACGTGCTCGTTGATCGTATTGCGGATCGTGATGACGTTTGTCTTGGTGCCGATATTCCGAGAGTAAATCTGCGAGAAGTTTTTGAGCGGCACGGTGAGCTTTGCGTACGTGGATAGCTGCTGCGCGTGTCTCGTCACGACGCTATAAACGTCAGTGATAAAGAGCTTGTTTGCGGCGCCTTTTTTGACGTCCTTATTGAACGAGAAATTGTAAACATTCGCCCAGTCCGCCATAATGTCGCGTACGTCGGTGATATTCTTCGCAATAGTGCCGCTGTCGCGCTTGATCGGGAAATAGAAGTCCTCGGACGCATTCGTGTAGCCGAGAATCTCCAAATCCGCCTCCGTCTTGACCTGCTTGCTCCTGACGTTGAAAAACTCCTCAACGACGGCGATGAATTGCTTGTCGGTCTCTGTAAACGTCTGAGCGAGCGCTTCAATATCGCTCTGGCTGACCGTCACGCTCTGCTTGGCGCCTTTTTCGTCCATAAAGCTGAATCCTGCCTCAAAGAGACCTGCGCGAGCCTGCTCACGCTTGGAGAGTTCATAGAGAGAGATCGCCTGTCCGACGGTGAGACGTTTTCCTCCGACGGTTATGTACTCGGACGCGAGGCGCTTTTTGTAGCTCTTATTCTTAGCAAAGAACGCGTCAAAGTTTTCGACGAGCCGTATGTACAGCACGCCCGACTCCGTCTCGCCTTTGGTGATCTCGTTATACGCACGGGTGAGAATGCCCCTCGGATCGTAATTTTCGAGCGACTTGATGACGACGCGCGGCTCTACGATCTTGTTGAATATGCCGTAAATGCCGTTGAAGAATCCACGCCCGACGTGGTTTTTCGAGCGTAGGAGAATCTCGTTCCCTTGTGCCGCCACCTCGCTGATCCTGACCTTGCGCCCCTCCAAAATCATCTGATCGTAATTCTGGAAAAGGTGTTTTGCCGACGCCATAATCACCTGAGCCGCTTGCAGCTCCTCAAAAGAGAGCTGCTTTGTGCTGTTCTCGTTCTGCTTTATGAGAGCGAGAGCGTCAAGCACGTTGTTGTCGATATAGGTGAGGTTAGGATCGGCGTCATACAGCAACGGGTTTTCCGTGTTGTAGAACTTTCCGTAATCGAGCAGAATCTGGCGGACGCCCGTCTTCCTGAGGTCCGACCTGAATTGCAGCCTGCCGAGCAGTTTCAGCCACGCCGTAAGCTCGGGAGCGTTGAATACGTCCGCGCTGACGTAGCTGCGTTTCTCTGCGATCTCCCTGAGATACTTTGCGTCGTCGATAATGCGGTTTCTCATCGCGTTGTCGCGGCGGTTGTTCTTGACCTCTTGTTTCAGAGAGTCGATCTGCGCCGTGTACTTCTCGACGAGCTTGCCATACTTGGACTGAGCTCCCCTCTCGTCGTAGGCGATGAGAATGTCTCGCGCGATCTTCTGGCGGAGGTCTTCGAGCTTTTGTTTGCTGCCGACGTCAAGCAGCGTTTGTTTCTTGACGCCCTCGGCGACGAGGTCTCTCGCTTTTCTGTATCTCTCAACGAGCTGTATAAACAGGTCCGCCTCATTGTCGCCTTTCAGGAATATGCCGTATTCTTCGAGCTCCATACCGAGCGTATCGGGCGCAATGCCTTTGCCTTTCGGGGCGCCCCAGACCATATTGATACCGTTGCGTTTGTCGAATGTGTACTCGATCTCTTTCTGTATGCCGCTCAGGTCTATTCTGTGCATAAACGAGCGGTAAACTTGCAGCTCTTGGATAGCCTCGGAGGCGACTCCGTCGGCGTACATATCCACTATGGTGGCGTGCTCGATCAAGTAGTCTGCAATGTTGAGCGCGACGGGAATGCGGTACCCCTCTTTGACCGTGTTGAGCTTGCGGAAAAGGTAATCGACGACTTCGTCTCTCGTCTTTGCGCTGATCTCTCCGTATTGACCGTCGTCCTCGAAGATAAAGCGCTCCTCCATAATCTCGTTGATGACAGCCTCTGCGTCAGCGCGAGAATAGACTTTGAGAGCGGTGTTGTTTGCCGCGAACTTGGCACGTTGACCGCGAGAATATCCGCCCATAGAGCCCTCGTCCGTGTCGTCGGATAGCGCGTATCTGACGTCAGGGTTTGTCGTCGGGTTTTCGTTCGTGGCGAGCTTGAACTGCTCAGAACTGAACACGATATAATCGTTAGCAACGATATGAGACTTTGTCGTCCAGTATTGCCCGACGTCTTCGACATTCTTGATGATAATTCCGTCGTAATCGGCTTTCCCGTCATCGACAAGGTCCATAATCGTGGCGGCAATATCCGCCGTACTCGTGCGAAGTTTTCCGTCCTCATAGAATGTACTGCCGCCGTATCTGTCGAGCAGTTTTTTGAACTTTGCCGTTACAGGTATTCTCGACCACCTTTCGCCCTTTGCGTCGATTATGAAAGGCTTTTTAATGTCAAGATAGCCAGTCATCTTTATCTTTGCAGGTGCGTAGCTATCGGCTACCTCTTGGCTGTCCGTAAAATAATTACGGTCACGGCTGAATTGCGTGAAGACAGAGCGCGTCCCGTGGTAAACTACTTTCAAACGACCTTGTTCGTCAACGACCTTGCTGTCGTTGAAATACTCTCTCTGCTGCACCGTGAGCTCCGTGCCGTCAGAGTCTGTCTCGGGCAGAGCGAATCTTACCCCATCGAGCTTTTCTATGATCTCCGAACGTGCGCCCTCCTCTCCGCTATACAGCTGATACGGCACACCGTTTTCGTCGAGTCTCGTTATGAGTTCTAACGAAGTTTTTTCGGGGACAAGTACCATTTTTATCTCGTCGAGACCAACGGCACGTCGTGGCTTTGCCTCAAAATAAGTCGTAGGCGTACGCCTCAGGCTCTCAAAGAGAGTCAGGGCTTTTTCTGCGATCTCGTCGTTGAACTTGTAATTGAGTTTATACCCCCTCGTCTCGTCGTCGAACGTCTTTTTGATATTCTCAACGGTGAGAGGTCGAACGGAGGCACACTTCCCGAGAATATCGCCCACGTCATCGCGGCGGCTTGAATCGCTCAAAAAGCTGCCTGTACTGCCTGCGATCTCGGTGACTATCTCGTCATACATTTCATACGTTTTGTCTTTGAACGCGTCCATTTCCTCGTCCGATACGAGGGAGAGGTACTTCTTCGCCTCTCTGATCGACTCGATACTATCAAACTGCGTCGATAACTTTGCGGCGAGTGCGCCTGCCGACATACCAAGCGTCGCCTTTCCCTCCTGTACCCCTTTCGACATTGCTCGGACGACGTTGTTCAACGTGTATGTATAGTGCCTCTGTTCAAATGAGCGTCGCTTTCCGCTCCTGTCAAACACGTCGGAATCGTTGTCAATCCCTTTCTTTTCAAACGTGTTCTCGATTTTCTCCCATACCCACGAATAGAAATCGTTGACGTCTTCGATCTGCGATCTTAGCTTGTCTTTCGTCGCATAGCTATCATAGACGGTTTTCGGTCTATTCTCGTTGAAAAAGTCGTCTGCCATAAATAGGAGCTGCGAGACGTGACCGTCGCCGTAATCGCCTTTGCTTGCCTCGTACAGAGACTCAAACGTTGTCTCTGGCTTGAATCTCTGGAACTTTCTGAGCGACTTGCTCACCATATAGCGGACATATTTGTCGAGAATCTCCTTGCGCTGCTCTGGCGTAACGGTCTCCCTTGTGACGTCTTTTGATATACCTACGTAATCGAGCAGGTATCGAGCCTCCTCTCGCGTGAAAGGTGTATTGCCGAGATAGAGTGTATCTTCTCTGTAAACGGGCTCAACGTCTTTTCCTTTCTCTTGCAGGTATGCAGCCAAAATGCCGTCGTTCTCTATCGCTTTTTCTCCGATACGCTGCTTGGTATAATCATACTCGGAGACGATATATTCTCCTGAGTTACTCCTGTAATTCCCGTCAAAGAAACTGTCTATTCTGTGTCTAAACGTCTCATTTCCGCCGACAAGTTTTTTGAGATCGCCGATCAACGTATCGACAGCCGCGTCATTGAGCTTGACGTCTGTTTTGGGAGCCGTCGGAGTCCACGCGTCCCTGTCATATACGACGTTTCTACTGTTTTTCTTGGGATCGACGGTGCTGCGTCCAAATACAACAGTTATATCGCCGTAATTTTCGTGCGGCAGGTCTGTACGCGTTACAGCAATAGACGGCATAGGAAATCCGCCGAGATCGAGAACTCTCAAAAGGCTGTCCTCGCTCAGATTATGCAAAGCGACGAGGTTTTCCGTTTGCTCACCCTCGACCGTGACGCTCTCGCCGTCAATAGAGAGAGCATATCTCGCGCCTTTTTTGTCTTCGGGGTTGACATTTTCTCCGCTTTCGGATATACTATTATTGGTAGCAGTAGCGCCACCCCTGCGGTCTTGTGCCGTATTAGGCGCCTCTGCTACTATTTTTTTGCTCTGAATATTGACAATATCGTACAGCAGAGCGGCTCCGCTTTTTGTCGTCCCAACCACGACGTCTGCGATATAGCCCCTGTCCGCCACTTGAAATTGTACCGTTCCTCTTGCAAACTCGACAATGCTGTCTTTTCTTGTATGCTTAATCGCCTCGCCGATATAATCTTTTGAGGCTTTCAACAACTCGTCGGCGTTTTCAAATGCGCTTGCTTTATCCGCAAACGTCTGATTATTCTCTGCCCTGAGGTGTTTTGCGTCTTTTGACCACACCCATTCTTTCGCCGTGCCTCTATTGACGCCGATTTTTTGACCGTTTACGTCCACGAAATCATTGAACTTGTCTTTGACTATATTTGCAAGAATAGACAGAACGCCCTGAGGTGTTTCTGCGCCAGTAAATTGGTCTTTGTCAACCTCAACATATTCATTTCCAGAGGCGTCTTTTTTTATAGCAAACCGCTCCCTGTTCTCCTTTTTGACTGCCTCTGTCTCAAACGCGTTATTCCCTTGATTTTCCTCGGCGAAAGAGTCAAACAGCTTTTTATACTGTTTGTAGAGTTTTTTCGCTGCGCCCGTGAGACGTTCGTCCTCCGAATACGCAACGGCGGACTTCTTAAAGAACGCCAGAATCCGCTGTTTGATCGTCGGGGCGTCTTCCGTGAGACGTTGCAGCAGCTTTTTGTTTGTGAGCTGCCCCTCGGCGAAATGAGCATTGATCTCGTCGATGAGTTCGACAGCGCTGCCGTGTCCTGCCGCTCTGTACCTCTTGACGATAGCCTCTTTTTCTTCTGCGGACATTGTCTCGACGCCTTTCATAAGGATAACCGAGCCGCCTTTGCCGCGATATATCGCGTGAGTGAGCTCGTGAATGAGGAGCCTCTCGTGAGAACGTTTCGCCTCAGGGTTGACGTAGATCGTGTTCGTCTGCGCGAGATACACGCCGTCCGCATATACGGGAGCGCCCGTCTCGGTGTTCTTGCCGACAAGCAGCACCTCTGTGTCTCCGACCTTTGCCTGCTTGTCAAAGCTGATATTTACGCCTGCCTTTGCCGATACTCTGGCATAGGAGAGGGCGTCGGCGTCCGATATGCCTGCCGCCCGTGCTTGGCGAATAACGCCTCTCACGAGGCTCTTGTTCGCGTCGCTGAGCTTGGAATACGCGCTGATATTTTCCTTTGCGTATGCGTCAAGCTCCGCCGCCTGTTTGCGTTCTTCCGTCTCGGTCTGAGACTCTTGCAGGCGCGTGATCTCGCTGTCAAGCCCCTCCTTGATCTTTGCGAGCTCGGAGTTGAGCTGTTCGAGCGTCATTGCTTTGGAGAGCTGACCTTTTTCGTAATCGAAAATACGATATGCGTCACCGTCTTTGATGATCGCCATATCAACGCCGTTTTGAGAATACCTGACGACGCCGTCGTTCTTGGTCGTAAAGCTCTTGGGAATACGTTTCTTTGCTTTCTCGGGAGAGACAGCCTCGGCGGCGGCTCTGAGCTCTGCTTTCTTTGCCTGATCCGCCCGATATGACTCTATGCCGCCGTTCTGAGAAAAGGCGACAATCTTCTCCTTGAATTGCTCGTTTGTGAGTCCTTGCCAGTCAGCAATTTCAAGCCTCTCCGCGACGCTGTCGAGCTCCTCTTTGGTGGCGGTCTCAATAAACCTGTTGAGGTCCACCTGAGAGCTGAGCGTCTCCCCTCTGAGCGTTGCCTGCTCAAAGGCTTTCGTGTCCATATAGAGCTGTCCCGTGGTGTCGATGACGGCGAGCGTCCTGAGAATATTGTTCTTTTTGAGAGCCTCGGAGAACGTCTTGGGATTGTTGACGTCGAATCCGCTGCGAATCTGCTCAGGGGTAAATACGATAGGATTTCCGTTCGCGTCCTTGTAGCCGTATTTCGTTAGCCGTTCCGCCACCGCCTCTGCACTCGTTACGATACGGGCAGCGTTGCGTTGAATCATAGGCTCAAATACGACAAACGTGTTTGCCCTCTCCAAATAGCCGAGCAGGGTTTTCTGTTTGAGCGTGCGAATCTCTCCACCCGTCTTTTCCATACTCGTTTGCAATTCAGTGAGCAAGCTCTTAACGTTCTGAAAAGACTCGTACTGATCTGTGTATGCGTCGCTGCCGACGATATTCTCCGCCGTGGTGATGACGTCCGCAGCCTTGCCATTGTTGACGATATTGCTGCCTCTGACGGTGCTGACCGTGCTGCGGACAGATACGTCAACGCCGCTCATAATAGCACCGCTGAGACCTCCAATAAGGGCAGCATACCCGATCTCCTGAATTGTCGCGTTTTTGGCGCTCGGATCATACGTCATACGTTTCCAGTACGGATCGAGGAACTCAGAGAGCCCCTCCTCGAACGCCTCACCGACAAAACCGAGGAGGATCTGTTTTCCTGCCTCTTTTGCAATAGTCTTTCCTGTTGCTTTTGCGGTCTCTCTTGCCGCCGATTTTGCTACCTCTTTGCCAAAGCTCTTTGTAATGTTCTTTGCGATCGCGCCAGTACCTGCGCCGATACCTGCGGACAAGCCCTCAACGGCGCCCTCCGTCAAGCCACTCAAAAAGCCATAGCCGAACTCTTTACCGCCGAGCTCTCCCGTCTGTCTGTACGCCTGTTTTGTCGCGTTGCCTGCCGCGCCAAAGCCTGCTATGACGCCCGAAATAATGCCTGCCGATACGCCCGAGAGAGAGCCTCCCGAGAAATATGCGATCGCGGCGGCGGCTGCCACGCCTGCAAGAGCAGGCAAGCTCGTACCGATACCGCCTGCGACGTCACCTGCGACCTGCCACCCTTTGGACGGGTTAAACCACTCGTCCGCGTGATTATAATTTACCCAGTCATTTGAAAACTGCTGCTCCGCCCAGTCGTCCGCTCCGAATAGTTTTGCGAGACCGCCTGCGGTGTAGTCCCAAATGCCCTCAATGCCGCTCAAAAAGCCGAGACCGATCTTTTCGCCGAGATAGCCGAGTCCACCCAAAAAACCGCCGTCGTTTTGCTGTTTTTCTCCCGTGAATTGACTTACGGGAGCGACGGACAAACCTTTGCCATATCGAGATAGAACGTCTAATGTGTTTGAGCTATTAGAGGAGCCGCTCGCTTGTTTTTGCGCGGCTCCTGCCGAATACTTCATTAAGATAGAAAGAGAATCCATATCAACCTCGTTGTGTTTTATCTGCCGCCTGCCCAACCATTGCCGCCTCCGCCAGAGGAGCGTGTCGCGGAAATGGAACTGCCCGTTGTTTTAGGACCATATTTTTCATACATTGCAAGCAGGTACGCCTGATAGGTGCCGTATTTCGTTTTATCATCGCCACCGCGAGCAAACTCTCTCTGCGTCCTGATCCCTGCATTGTACTTTGCAACGTCGTTATAGGTGAGAGTTCCCGACGTGGCTTTTGAGGCGATCTCCGTGTCTGTCGCGTACTTTTCATCTGTCCCCGTGGTCATTTTCTTGTACGCCTTGACGGCGTCGCTCACGTCACTGTGATCGCTTATGACGGTAGCCCACCCCTGTTTCTTGGTGTAAATATACATACCGTCTTTATAAACGACGATTTTCCCCTCGCTCGGTACAGAATCGGTCTTCCCGTCTTTACTTGCGAGCTTGTTGAGTGCCGTCTTGGTGCTATCGTCCGTCACCTTATCTCCGCAAAGCAGGTCGTATTCTTCGCCTTTCTTTCTGTCTGTGCTGCCGATAGTAACGTCTATGTCATCGTTCTTTCTGCCAGACCCGAGCCCTTGCACATAATAATGGTCTTTGTTTAGTTTATAGACGAGGTCATTGTAGGTGGTAGCGGATATTTTTCCGCTTTCGTACATATCTTTCAAGGCTCCGTTCATCTCAGAAACGGAAGAATCCTTGTAGTTGGCGATAACGCCGTCCACGGAGTCTCTTGCCTTTGCTCCATAAAGGTCTTGATATTCGTCCTTTGTGATCTTGCCGTCTTTATAAAGTGTATCGGCATTTTCGAGCGTTGCCTGCACCGTTGCAGAGTCGCCGCTTTCGATACCTGCTTGCAGTTGCTCTTTCGTCTCGGCTTTTATCTTATTGTCATACTTAGACCGTAGCGCCGCCGCCTGATCCTCGGTTATGTAGTCCAATTCGAGCAGGTTGTCGATGTAACCTGTGTCGAGTTCTCCGCCGTACTCATTGATCGCGTCAATGGCAGCAGCATAGCCCTCCGCATAGGTCTTTTGACGTTTCGCGTCCGCCGCGTCCACAAGAGAGGTAATGTCGCTATCGGAGAGACCGTATTTTTCTGCGAGCGCCTTGATCTGGTCGGCGGAATAATCGCCGTTGTTGGCTGCCGTGAGCAGGTTTGCATACGCCTCTTTGCGCGTTGCCTCCTGAGCCTCTGCTTTGGCTGCCGCCGCGTCCGCACGTTCTTGCTGATACTTGGCGAGCTCGCCTGCGTTCTTATTGAGGTTTTGCTCGTAGCTGAGGCTCGCGGTGAGCTTGTCGCTGTTCGCTTGCTGCTCCGCTGCGATCTCCGTTTGATCTTTGACGTACTGAGCGTCTCTCTTTGCCGCCTCAGCCGCTGCGTTAGCGCCTTGCTGCTCGGCTCTCTGCTGCGCGTATGCCTGAGAGTTGAGGTATTCGCCGTAGCCGCTGCCAGTCAAGCCCATAGCGCCCATTTGCTCGCCTGCACGTCCGTATTGAGCGAGGTTTTGAGCGTAGCTCGATTTCGAGTCAATAATCGCACGCTGACGCTCTGTTTCGGCGTTCTGCTCGGCGCGTACTCTTTGCTGCTCGGCTGCGTCGATAGCTGCCTGTTTGTTGGCGTCGATAGACTCGACCGTCCTGTCATACACGTCTTTGTACGTCTCCGCGTTCTTTATGAGCCATTGCTCATACGTATCAACGGGCTCCGTTGCAGGCGCAGCAGGTTGCACCGCTGCCGCTCCGTTGCCCTCGGTCGGGACGTCAGCCTCAGCCGCCGCGACGTTGCCTGCATAAGACGCAGAAACGGGCGCAGCGTTAGCCGCCACCGTTCCCTTGCCGCTCAGATAGTCCGCATAAGTCGGCACCACGGAGCCGCCGCCACTTGTTACGGCAGCAGGCGTGATCGGCTGCGTCGCTGCCACCGTGTTTATATTCGCCCCATAGGTATTGTATTTTTTCATAGATTCCGTTGTCATACAGTCTTACCTCCGTTTGCTTTTTCGGTCAGGTATGCCTCGTAGCCCTTTCGACTGTCGAGCTCCTGCGTGAGTTTGTCAATTTGTTGCTGTTTCTGAGCGAGCTCTTGCTGCCGCTCGATCTCCTGCTTTATGCGTTCCACGTTGTCGTGCGCCCACGGATAGTGAGCAGACTCCATATTCTGCCAGAAAATGAGCTGCGTCTGAGGGAGCTGCGGATTGCCGTACGCGCCAGACTGGAAGTTTGCGCGGTTTTCCTGCCAGAGCGTCTCTCTGCTCTTTTCAATGTCGATCGTGGAATCCGCCGCAAAGAGGTACTGATCGTTGTAGTAGTATTCGCCTGCCTCGTCTCTCTCGATGAAATCGTAGCGGTTGAACTCGTAATTTTGACGACGTCCCTGCGCGTCAACGTAGGTCACAGGTCTCGGCTCGTCCGCATAGGCGAGGTAATACTGGAAAATGATCTGATCTATCTCGGCATACGCCGCGTTCTTCATTTGGCGCTTGCTGTCGAGACGACCTGCCGCCTGAGCGACCTGAATCTGCTTTGCCTTGCCGCTGACTGCCGAGGGATCATATTGCCCCTGATAGCTGTCGGTGATACCGAGCATACGCTTTGCCTGATCGTACAGACGGTCGGACTGCGTAATATCGCGCGAAATATCGACCTGTAAATCGACTCTGCCGTACAGCTTGTAGTTGCTCTGTTTTGCTCTGAAAACCTTTTTGAAAAGGGAATTATCAAGGTCTCCGCTGAAATCGTCGGGGACAATAGGATAGACGCCGCTGCCGAGCAATTTCTCGACGATACGGCTCTCGATCTTGTTGATCGCCTGCTGTTGTGGACGGATAAACTCACAGTCGGACTGTCCGAGGAGGTTGTCTTCCTCGCTCGTGTTCTTTCTGATGACGACAGGCAATATATTCGGGGTATAGAAAGGCAGGCGCGTCGGCTCCGTCTTCGGGACCTGAACGTCCTGCATAACAGGGAGACCGAGATCGTCGAAAAGAATCTGCCCGTTTTCGAGATATACGGGCTGTTTCTCGGTCGTCATAACGAACTGACCGTCCTTGATGACCTCGGTGCGAGCAGGGATAACGCCGTCGGCTGTCTGTATGTCGTCGGTGAGCTCCTCCTCGGTCTCATTCTGAGTGATGAGATTCGGCTTGTCGCAGTTGCAGAGCTCCTCGCGCTTGCCGCATTTCTTACAGACCTTTATCTTGCGTGCGTAGTAGTCCTCCACGTCGAGCAGCTCGGTCTCTCCGCTCCAAATGTATTGACAGACCTTGTCCTCCTCGTTCTTGTAATAACAGACGTACAGGGTGGCGGTCTTGTCATCGGCGGTCTGATCGGCTGCGTCGGATTCGGTCTCCTCGGCGATCTCTACGGAGACGCCGTACTTTCTGACGATCTCCTCTTTTGTCGTTTCAAACTCGATAAAGCAATACTCCATATCCTTGACGTCAAAGATATTCGGCTGCCCCGTAAAGCGTTTCGGGCTGAGGCAGCTGACTCTGACGTCGCCGACGGTGTTATGTGTGATGATAGAGTTGTCCCACTCTATGAGCCACACGGAGCCGCCATAAATCGGGTTGTACCTCTCATCGAGGTCGTTGAGCTTTTCAAACGGGAGCTCGTTCCTTTTGTTCCTGAGCAGATACTCAATGCTTTTCGCGTTCCGCTCGTTGCGGTCGCTCTGCATTTTGGGGGTAACGCTCGGATTCGGCAGGTAGCTCGTCACCTGAGACTCTACGAGCTCATAGGTGATATTGCGGACCTGTTTTGCCTCCACGTCGGAGCCGTCCAACTCTGGCGATCCCTTGTATTGTTTCAGGTGCCTTTCCAGTTTTTCGTACAGCTCGCTCGCGTGGGAACGTGCCTCCTCGTACAGGTCTTTGAAAAACGATAGTTTTGATTCTTCACGGTTTATAATCATAAGTCTGGTTCTCCATATTTCTTGATTATTATTTGCCTTTCCTCAGGAGAGGCGTTGAGATAGTCTTCGAGCAGGTCCTTGCGGTATTTCACGCGCTTGGGCTGCTCTTGTCTTGGCGGCTGCGTCCAGTAGATCGCAAAGTACCTCAGGGCGTCGGGAGCGTGCGTCAGTTCGTGCGGCTCTTTCGCGCAGTCGTCGGCGTTCTTCTCGTCGATGAGTATTTGCGGCAGAGTCCGTATGAGGTTTGTGCAGGTGCGGAAGATTTTGAGCCTTGCATAGACGGTGCCATCGGGCGCCATTCTCGGCTTTAACAGCTCTTTTACGGACAGCCACCCTGCGCTCCGATCATTGTTCGATTTCGTCAGCGTGAGCCCGTTTTCTTCAAACACAAGCGCCTTGCTCTTTCCGCTCTCTTGGTTGCGATTCCACAGGTCAGGCGGAGCGAGACGTTCACGCGGCGGATACCACTCCTCCGTGGTGCCGTCGTCTTTCTCTACCGTCTCCGCGAGCAGGACCTTTGCTGCCGCGTCCGATATAATCAAATTGCTTTGATATATCTCGTGGAAGACATACGCGTTTCTCTCGTTATCAATGGCGACCTTGTAATGCGCGAACATATCCAGACCATAGTCCATTGTGTCGTATATCGTCCAGTCTGACGGTATCTTGAACGGCTCGCAGGTGTGCAGCGAATAATCGAACTCGGAAAAAAAGCTGCCGCCGAGGTTGCTGAGCGCCTCCTCAGCAGTCCGAGGATATTCTTGCTTGACCTTTGCGCCGAGGTCCGCAGCCGTGCTGTCATACCACTCTTGTGTACGGCGAGGGTCCGAAAACACAGAGAGGAATATCTTGTGAAAGGCGTTGTCCTCCGTCCAGAGACGCTCGAACAACGTGCCTTTTTTGATAGTGCTGAGACCGATGACTTTACCGCCAGTCGGTCTGTTGATCGTCGGATATGCCGACGTCCATATCTCAGCCGCCGCCTCTTGGAACGCCCATTCGTCGAGCAGCAGGATATTGCCTGTAAACGAACGTCCTGCCGCAGGAGAGGCAGGGAACGCCTTGAACGTGGAGACGAGCTTGCCGCTGCTGTCGGTGATCGAAACAGTCGTCGCCGTTGCTGTCCACCTGAGACCGCCTGCTGCAAGTATCTCGGGCTGATTATCCAGTATAACGCCCATACGCCTGACAAGCTCTTTCGCGTCGTCCTCCGTCTTTGAGAGAGCGACGACCGTGTGCCCGAGGTTGAATATCAAGTCGTGCGTGCAGTAGTACAGAGCGAGCCACGTGATACCCATTTGCCGCGCTTTGAGAATGAGGTTGAGCCTGTAATTCTCGAAGTCGCGCAGCACGGCGTTCTGAGCGTCCCAACCTTTGAAAGGTATGATAACCTGCGGCGAGTCCTTATCCTCGATGACGCAGTAGTTATTCGCCCAGTAAACGACGTGGCGGCGGCAATACTCAAACTCCTCTTTGAGGATTCGTTTGAGATACTCGTTATAGGTGGCGGCGCTGATCTTAGTCTTTTTGTCCGCCATTGCTCAGCCGAGCCTCCACTCTCTGGATCAAAGCCAGAGTCCTTTCGTCAACAGCGGAGACGTTTGTTTCGACCTCTGACTTGTCTTTCTGGTTGTGGTTATTTACAGCCTCAAACTTCGCGTACAGAGGGTTATACAGCCCCATAACAGCGCAGGACGTCAGCTTGCCGAGTTGTATCTCCTTTGCGCGTGCGTAAGCGTCGGCAAACTGGGGGTACTTATCACGCCAGTCAGCCAACACCCTGACGCTAACGCCTATACTCGCAGCGAACAGCTCGAACGTCGGATATTCCTCTGGCAAAAGGATCGGCGTCTCGGAGGAGAGCTCCCCCTTGACGTACGTCTTTTTATACTCTACTCTGGTAGAGGGTTTAGAAAAATACTCTAACAGCTTAGTGCAGTATTCTTCTTTGTATTTAAGAGAGAGCGTCTCTCCCTTTTTCACCCTCGTCTCTTTCCCGATCTCGTTGCCCTTGACGAATTGACCGCGCTCGTTGCGTTTTTTCGTCGGCTCCGCTTGGCTTTTCTTCTTTGTTTGACTCATCTTGCTCCTCTCCTTGAAAACAAAATGAGCCCTGATATTCCTCATCTTGGAATAAAAGGGCTCTCACCTCAAAGGGTATATGGCACATATTCTGTAATCTATCTTATCATACACTCAGGGGCGAATAGTCACCATTTATGAGCTGCGCGACCTGAGCCGCCGCCTTTATATACGTACTTACTTGATTTCCAGAATATATATATTTAATTTTAATGCTTACTCACTCACTTATGTACTGGTATAAGGGCAAGACCTACGGCAATATCATAAATGAGCTTTCTCTTGCGCCTGTAATAGGCGTTTTTGGATATACAGCTGCTGCACATAGAGAAATCGTACCCTCGGCGCTGCTGTATGTCTCTGAGCATATCACGGCGCATACCGACGTCAATGTCTTCGAGCGCGGTATTGACGACGTTATTGAGATAAACGTATTTCTCCAACGTCTCGCCCGTCAACGTGCCGTACTTGATCTGACGCTCGCGGCGGTCGTAGTCTCCGCAAACCGCCTTGACGATCTCCACGACTGACGTCGGTATTTCGTGATTAAAGTACATTTTATGTCTTGCCATAGTCTGCCTCCACCTGTATTATTTCGTCTCGTCCTTAGGCAGGAAATGAGACGGTCTGCTGATCCGTCCGCTCGGGTGCTCGGTCGTTATACAGCTGCTGCACGCGCCCGTTGCCCTCCTGACACACTTGTCGCAATAGCGATCGTCCTCTTTGACGGGGCGCTGCTCTCCGACGGGGACGTTCTTGTACCTGCTGCTTTTGAGCATTTCCGCAGCGATCCCGTTCTTGTCGAGAGTTTTGAACGTCTCGTCTATCGTCTCAAATACTTTGTCGGCGATCTCCTCATCGTTCTTGTGGAGCGCCTTTCCGAGCGGAAGAATGAACGCCTGACGTATGACCTCAAAGAGCGCCATTTCGTATAACGTTGCCTTTCCCTCGGCGGCATCTTTCTCCGCCGCGAGACGTTTAATGACGTCCCTGTCTTCGGTCAGGCTGTCGTCGATAATCATTTCGATATTGTCGAGCGAGATCGTGTACTCCTGCCCGTTCTTGGTGCACGCCGTGACGTGGCGACCGTCTCCGTCGATCTGGACGCCTATCACGTTGTCAATGAGCTTTTCGCTCTCTCTGTTGTTGTAGTGTATTTTCACAATGTCCTCCTTTATATCCATTGGACGATCGTGTCGCCCGTATGTCCTTTTTCCCAGACAAACCACGCATACGCAACGGCCGAGCCGCCGCCCTCTTTCATACGCTCGAACTCTGCATTTTTAGCGCACAACACTCTTTCGCTAAAAACGAGCACCTTTCTCGGAGGCTGCCGAGAAAAAATCTCGCCGAATCTCGCTTTGCCCTCTAAAAATGTGAGTTTCAGAAACATATAACAGCGACCAC